CAGAACTTTTACTTCCACCTGTTAAAATATTTAAAGTTTTATCGCTACTTGCTCCTGAAGAACCTATTGTTATATCACCTGCAAAAGTTGCGTTATTACCGCTAATTGCTATTGGAGCATCTGATATAGAATTTGCTCCTGACCACATTACTAGATCATTAGTAGTTCCAGATCCATTTACTCCTCCAGCAGTGGCTATTGATGCTAATGAACTAGATACTGATCCCCAACCATCTATTGTAATATCGTCACTATCTATATCTCCTGTTACTGTTAGTCCGCTATTGTTCAATAGCATTTTTTGAGATGATATAGAACCTGTAGCATCGCTTTGTCCCCATTTCCATATTGGAGCAGAAGAACCTATTGCGTTATGTTGTGTTTGGTTAGCAGCGTATAATCTATGTTCTTGAGCACCAGATTGCTTGAATCCTATACCACTATTTCCAGTCCCATCACCTACTACTTCAAATTTAATAGTAGGAGAAGTAGTTCCAATACCGAGTTTACCGTCTACAAATTTAGCAGCAATAGAACTATTGTTGTATATCTGCACATAACCTCCTGTACCTCCAGGTAGTAAATTTATACCGTCTATAAGAGATGTTCCCGCTTCTCCTATAGTTATAATATCACTTGTTTTTCCAATTAATTTTCTCAAATAACTAGAACCATCAGCTGTATATATAAAATCATTTTCAGGTATTACTAGTCCAACATTTGTTCTGGTATCAATATCTGCTACAAATGTTCCACCTTTAGACCTTATTACCCCATTAACCTCTAATTTAGCACTAGGACTAGTTGTTCCAATCCCTACGTTACCTGCTACTGGGTTAAGTAGTAAGTCAAATTCATTAGTAAATGCATCTGTAGATAATCGGTAAGAAGAAGCTTCAATAGACACGTACCTAGCAGCAGCATTTGCTCCTCCTTTAATAGCTGTAGCTAATCCAACCCTGTAATCATCAGTGTCATTAGTATGAATAAACGTTGAATATGTTTTAGCGGTGTTTGTTCTTACAATTCCATTGTTTACAGCAAACTTGACAGGAGGTGCTGAATTCCCAATCCCGACGTTACCGGTACTCTTAATACGCATCCTTTCAGTATTACCAACAAACCACCTAATATCTCCAGCTAGTGTTTCATTAACTTGACCTGAGCTATCCCAATAGTATTGAGCTTTGTTAGTGCCGTTAGCTTTAAGGAAAATACCTCCGGTCAAATCAGATCTGGTAGAATTTATACTAAGTGATGTGGTATTTGCTGATAAGCTAGATGGTCCGGTTGTTCCTATCCCTACATTCCCGGCATTAGAAATCGTTAATGCAAGATTACCGTCTGTTAAGTTTTGCCAGTACGTATTACCATTATCCGAATGAAAGCCCCATTTTTTAGCAGAAACTCCAGTTCGTTGATACGCTATAGATACAGTAGATGTACCATTAACCTCGAATGGGTAATTTGGAGTATCTATACCAATACCTACGTTACCAGACGACATATCCATAACAAGTACATTGTCTGTGGCATCTGTTCCGTAGCTTCTAAACTTAATATCTCTAGCTGCGGATGCTGTTGCTCTTTGAGTAGAGGATAATATTAGGAAGTTATTAGTGCTATCATCAGTAATTTGGAATGCGTGTTCACTATCTGTTCCTATTCTGATATTACCTATAACATCGAGATGCGTACTAGGACTAGTAGTGCCTATACCAACCTTGCCCGTAAAGTAAGAATCAGTATATCCCGTAGCTGTTCCAAATCTAGCTATCTCTCCAGAAACTTGAGAAGAATATACAGTAAGACCGTTACCATTTACAAGATTGTACGCTCTGTTTGCCCCTAATGCATAATATATTTGAAATTGATCATTATTTCCTTCGTCTCTAAAATTCAAAGCAGCGTTACCTGAATTAGTAGTGTTTTGAATTGTTAACGTAGAGCTACCTGTGGTTGCTAAATGTAGTTTTGATTGAGGATTAGTAGTCCCAATACCTACGTTACCGCTGTCTGTTATTCTAAACTTTTCGCTACCACCTGATCCTTTGAATATAAAATCTCCGCTATTCCCTACTGAACTAACAATCAATCCACCTGTCGCACTGTCTCTTGATAATAATGGTTGAATAGACCCACCTGATCCAATTCTTATAGTTCCGTTTACATCAAGTTTATAAGCAGGAGCAGTCGTTCCAATCCCGACGTTGCCTGAGCTTTCTAAAAGAGTAAAAGCTGTTGTTAAAGTTGCTACAGCACCTGCAGTTCCACTTGGAGCAGTTCTAATATCAAATCCACTGCCGTCAAAATACAATGCAGTAGCATATCCATTTGCTCTATATTTAAACGATCCATCATAATATAAATTTTCTCCAACCCAAGAATTGTTAACCGCATAGGTTTGTAATTCTATAGAGTCAAACTTAGCTGTAGACAAAGTTTGACTTGAAGACTTAACCTCCAGTTTAGCACTAGGACTAGTCGTCCCAATACCTACGTTGCCTGATGAATCAATAATCATCCTGTTATTAGCACCTCCAGTTCTAAACACTAAAGCACCAGATGCATGACTTGCCTGGATATAGTTAAATCCAGATCGTAGCATGAACATAACCGAACTATTACTAGCTCCTATTGTAACATCATTACCTCCTGTTCCGAGGTGAACAGTTCCGTTTACTTCTAATTCTTTAGTAGGACTAGTAGTTCCTATACCTACCTTGCCGTCAACAATTAAGTTATTTGCTAACTGTAACTCCCCGCTTGACCATATACCTCTTTGAGTGGTTCCTTGTTTGAAAGTAAGTTTACCAGAAGAATTAGTTTGCACTCTCCAGTAGTTATTACTTGCATTTAATAGGTATATAGAATCTTCTTCAATATATAAATCACCTGTTAAAGGATTTGTTGAACCAGCTGAAAGGGGTAAGTATCCGTTTACTGTACCTGTTATAGATCCTAGTACATTTAAAGAACCGGTAAAATCATGATTGTCATCAGCAGAATCTCCAAATTTTGAAGAACCGGATTCGTAAATAATAGATGCACTTACAATTTCTGTATGGAACTCCTGTGCTGTTACTGTACCTGTGACAGTTAAATCTCCTGTTAATGTATCTGTTGTATTAAGTAAATACGAACCGGTAGCACCATTAAGTGATCCGATACTACTTTCATTGTTTTCAAATCTTGCTGATACAGACCCAGAAAAACTTGTGATTGATCCTGAAATATCAGAAGCAATTTGAGCTGAACTTGATACTGTGTTTGATGGTAATATAGCAGTTACGTTACCTGTTGTTACTGTTCCTACAGTTGTAATACTTGACTGTAAAAAATGTTCTCCTGCTACAAAGTTAGTTGTTTGATCATGATCTACCTGTAAAGACGATGAAACTATATTATCAGGAATATTATCTAGTTCAGTATAGTCTGTTGTTAGCCCTTCAAACCTGGTTGAAACTGAAGCAGAGAAATTAGTATGAGTTGTGTTGATAAATGAAAGTGAACTAGATATAGAATTCCATCCGTTTATAAAAATATCTGAACCTGTTATTTCTCCAGCTACTGTTAGTTTTTTGCTAGTTGCATCTGTTAATATACCTATACCTATATTAGTCCCTGAGTCAAAAATAATAGAATCAGCTAAAGTGTCTGTATCTGTAAATTTAGAAATATAGTTTGTAGTACCAGTACCGTCTAAGTCGTTTGCTAATATGCTACTTAATGAAGCGCTTACCGATCCGTGTCCAGCAATAACTATATCAGGTGAATGTATATTAGCTGAGACTTTTAAAGATCCTGTAACTTCTGAGGAGGATAGGGATTTATATCCTTTCCTAATTATAAATTCGTTGGCCATAATTGTATCCTTTTTTCACTGTCCAAAAGGTGATTCTATAATAAATAGCACCAGAAGATTGTTTACTCCTCTACAATTTTACTAAGTTATTTTACTTTTTAATCAAACTTCCAACTAGATCCTTTAGTTCATCTATTTGTTTTTGTTGATTTTCGATCGTGGTCTGTTGCTCTTTAATACCTTCTATCAAAACACTTGCTAGTTTTTCGTACCTAACACCTTTAAATCCATCTTTTCTATCCTTTACTAATTCAGGTAGAACTTTTTCAACTTCTTGTGCTAGTACACCATAATCATGACCTTCAAATGTCTCCTGTTTATCGTTCCAATCAAATTCATAACCGCTTAGTTGTTTTATTTTTCCAATAGCATCTTTAATAGGTACAATATTTTCTTTTAATCTTTTATCAGAAGAATAGTAAGCTATCACATCACCATCTGATCTTAAAACTTTAGCTTGAAGAGTTTCATTAAATTTATATAGTGGTGTAAATCCAGTAAATGTTGCATTTGTACCATGATTCATTACATGTTCATGAGTAGTACTCGTATTTGGCGTGCTTGTTGGGTTGACTGTAAAGGTTGATGAATCACTATGTCCTTCAAGATGGAAATAGTAGGTTGCTGCGTTGCCGGAGTTTGATTTAAAAGATAGGTGGTGTTGACCATTACTATCACTTTCTACTTTGAAAGTACCTGCTGTGTAACCACCACAAGTGGAGTATATAGAAACATCTTGATGGTGGTTGACTAATATTTTTACTACAAAGTTACCTACGTGCCCGCTTCCGTGTGATACCCCTGATAGGGTGTAAGACGATGCTAGTTGGCCATTATTTGTTCCTACTTGTAGTATCTTTACATAGGAATTGGAAATAGATCCTTTATTCCAGTATTTATGATGCTTAGAATTTATAACTGATGATGCTGTTATGCCTCCGTTAACATCTAATGTATTACCTGGGTTAGTAGATCCGATACCAATATTACCGTTATATTTTAAGAATAAAGAAGGGTTATATGTTTGATTTGAATCAGTAACTTCAAAAACTAATCCTGCTCCTCTATTTGATCCAGAGTCAGAATCAATTTGACTACGTATTCTAGCTGATTTGAGTAATCCGTAAGTATACGTTCTATTCTTAAATACTATTGCGCCACCTGAACCTGTATAGGGTAGTCCAGTTCCTTCACCTGTTATAGTGAGGATATCTAACGGTATTGTTCTATTTGCACTCGGGATATAACCTTTAATTTCTAATGTAGTGTTAGGACTAGTTGTCCCGATACCTACTTTACCGTCGTTTTGCATTAACATTACAGGTCCTCCTGCTGTTTGATTACCTATAACAAAATCACCAGTATTCCCCCAGCCTGCATGTCCTACAACCCAGCAAGTTCCTGTGGTTGTTCCTGCAGGATCGAGATAAAATGCCATGGCAGATTCTCCATTCTGGGATGTAGGGCTTATTCTTAAAGTTCCGTAACTTTGAGTTTTTTTAATATGTAGAAGTGATGCAGGACTAGTTGTCCCGATACCTACGTTACCATCTGACAGAATGGTCAATTTTTCAGAACCGTTCCATGGGACTCGGAATCCCATTCTTCCTGTTTCAGCTCCTGTACCATCTACAAAAATATCTCCATGAAAATCAATTGATGATGCATTTTTAGATCGGAACCTAATACCTGATTCTCCGGCATTTGTCTCATCATTTATTCTAACTTGCGGAAAACCTGCGTTAATTACATGAAACTTAGATATAGGAGCAGTTGTCCCGATACCTACGTTACCACCCATTATAGAGAATTGTTCGGTATCGAATCTAGTGTGAGCTGTATTAATAACATATACTTTACCGTTTGTATGGTTTACACTAACTGTGTTTTGGCCATTCCACGCCATGGCAACATTTTCTGGAGGTATGTCTGTTGTTAGTGTAGCTTTTAAAGTACAGTCTAATCTAACTTGGTACATGTTATTAGCATTCTGTGTAATCCATAGATAAGAACCATCGTAAGTGATTGACTGTGCCTCTAAACTGCTAAGTATGTTACCAGATGTGGTTATATGGGTTATTCTGTTACCGTCTAGTTTATATTTAGAAACTGCACCGTCTGTAACTGTGTATAAATGCCCTTCAGCATACTCTACATCATATGTTGCAGTAGTATTATTTAATGCTTTAGTGAACATTATGGAAGCGGTTGTTGTACCGTTGTCTAAATCATAAGCTACTATTTTAGCTCCACTTCCTCCATATTGAATACAGTAAAGATACCTTCCATCCCAAGCAGCACCATGAGGGTGATCAGTATTGCCATCATTAGGTAAGTTAATAGTTCCTCCTGTAGGTCTATTCATAGTATCAAAATTACTATCGTAGAACTTAGCGGTTTGCGCTTGGTAGTCTGTAACTATATAATGTTTTCCAGTCCAAACGATTCCTCTAACAGCTGTGGCAACAGTTTTTCCAGTATCGTAATACGATATACTACTGTCCATGGATTTATTTCCAAATCCTGTTATTCCTTGTGTTGGGTTATTATATAGATTTGATTGGTTTAAGAAGTTTTTACCGGTTGCATTTATCCCACCATCAATATCTAATTTTGTACTAGGGCTAGTTGTTCCGATACCGGTGTTACCTTTAATATAGGTTTTACCATCCGCTTGTATAGTAAAAGCATCTCCACTTGCAGCATATCCTCCAGAATATAAATCTGTGACTACAAACTTACCTTGACTTCCGGTATATGTAACGCCAATTCTTCCTACTGTATTGGTTGATGTTACACTGTCAGTAAAGTTAATAGATGCTAAACCTCCTACATTTCCACTCCATCCTCCGTTAAAGGATAATTGTAAAAAATCAAAATCTGTTCCTCCAGATAGCTGACCTTTAATAATCTTAATATTACCATCGTTAACAGTTAATAGTGAAGTTGGTCCTGTTGTATTAATACCTACTAAACCTTCTGGGAGAATAGTTATACGGTCTACTAAGGTACCTCCAGCTGATGTATTAGGTGCAGTTTGTAGTGCTAAAGCTCCACCCCAATCTGATCTATAATCATAGGCTTTTATACCAGCTAGATTATATTCTCCTACATTTGGATTAGTTCCATTATCATGCTGGTTTGTAAATCTTATAAGAGCTCCTGTGCTGGTACCAGCGTAATCGCCGGATATTCTAAGTCTTTCCTGTGCTACACCATTTACGCCTCCTGTTAGTGGCCCAATATGAAGCATAGTTTTAGGTGTAGTTACACCAATACCTATATTACCGTTTAAATCTTGTATACTTGGTTTTGTTTTATTTGCCATTTTTTATATTTTAAGAAGCCGAAACAAACATCCCTTGGATGGTATAAGTTAAGTACGCTGTGAATGAAGCTGTTGCTGTTGCTTTTAATTGTATTGTAAAGTCTCTATTCCCACTATTTCCTGTTGGATCTACTATCTGTGCTTCAATAGCGTCAGTATGAGTCCCATCTACTTGTCTAATAATCATACCCGGTTCATTGTAACCATCTGCACCATTATTTAAAAAGAACTCTCCAAGATAAGATACAGAGCTATGACCACTCCAATCTCCAAATGCTGTAATTTTTACGTAGCACCCTCTATGGTTTGACAAAACAACAGTAAGAGCATCTTGAAATGTATTTGTTATTGTCATTGTTTTAGAGTCAACTAAAAAGTTACCTTTAACATCTAAAGCTCCTTTTGGTGCTGTCGTCCCGATTCCGAAGTTGCCTCCACTTATGTATGAATCACCGCCTGTGGCACTAATACGCGCTGCGTTTTGTCCAGAACTACCGGCTAAATATAAATAACCGTGATTTGATGAGTCTAGTCCAGCGTATACTCTGCTAGCAGTCGTACCTACACCTTGAACAGCTATACCATTACTACTTGTACCTTTGACAGTTAAAGTCGTTGTAGGATCAGTTGTACCAATTCCAGTCTTTCCATCTTCTATTATAGTCATAGCTCTAGTGGTAGTCAAACCAGCTACACCTGCTAAAGTTGTAGGATAACTCTGAGCCGTGTTGTATACATCAAAACACAAATGAGCGCCTATCATTCTTATTCTATCATAACCAGAACTAGATGAATGACCATCGTTTCCTTTGTAGAGTATTAACTCAGATTTTTCGGTGCCTCCGTAAAGATATTCACCGATATAAGTTGTAGTATATCCTGCTGTAGAATCACCAGTAGTTCCTTTAAATGCTATAAAGTTTTCAGACCCTGTACTTCCTATAAATAGATTACCTTCTGTTGTAACATCGCCTGTAGCTGTTAACGAACCTCCAAAAGTAGAAGATAGAGTTCCGTTGCCGCCCGTACTATTCCCACCGTTTAATTGAAGGAGCATGTTTCCAGTGCTATCTTTAAATTTAAATCCTTCGTTTTGATTAGACCCTAGTACCATCCAATATGATTCTATGCCGATGTTGTTATTCCAGCCTGTATTAGTACCAAATTGAATCTTAGCGCTTGTGCCGGCAGTTGTTGGATCCGTAAAATGTGCGTTACCTGTCATAACACCACCTGTTAAACGTAAGTAGTCTCCACTGGAATCTGTTACATCTATTAAGGTACAGCTAGCTAAATACCAAGTAAATGAAGATGTTCCTCCTGTTACATATACATGACCTCCGCCATGAAATGTGCCGGTATTTCCACAATGTGATACTCTAGCATACCATTCCCACTTTCCAGTACCTGCTGTGTCGGTTAACCAGTAAGAAGTGTTATTACTTCCTTGGGCATTTTCAGCTAACGCTAAAGACCTTCCTGTATCTAATTTAGCTTGAAATATCTGCACAAAAGTATGATTGGCCTCAGAAGGAATATTTTGTACAAATCCTCCGTGTCCTGGTGATGTGGAATTGCCGTTATGTACAATTTTTAAAACATATCCAGAGTTATTGGGAGCTGTTGCTCCTAATGTAGTATCATCTGTTTCTCTAGTTATTACTACTCCGTTTCCTCCTTGGTTATTGTATACATTTACACCATTATTACCGGATAAAAATTCTTCATCAACATTAAGCGTTTTACCGCTTCCTCTAATAGAGGTTACTATAGGATTCCAAGGACCCCTGTCTGATCCGGCATTGCTTGACAGATCCAGTACTTTTTTACCGTCTATTTTTAATGCTCCAACGTCTAACGCTCCTGTTTTTGTTTGACCGGTAGAGGAAGTATTTAAAAAGTATGAACTAGAAGCTCCATCAAAATAATGTGCATTAAGATTTGTAACTTTGGTAGTAGATGTTACAGTAAGAGGTGCTGTTCCGGTTGCTACTGTGGATGTTAATGTAGGAGCAATAAACTTAGTTGTTGCTGTTA